GGTTCTCGGTACCAGGTCTAGATCTAGAAGACGCCCTGGACGCCCTAAGGGATCCAAAAACAAACCGAGATCCCGCTCTCGCGCAGCCACTATGAGCTCAAGATACGCCCCTAGTTTCGAGTCTTCTGATCTTAGAAAGACTAAACGTTCTTTGAGAAAACCCTGCAAGGAAGGAAAAGTAAGAAGTATGAAAACTAAAAGGTGCAGATCTCCTATGAAGAGAGGACCTAAGAGAGGTCCTGGACGTCCTAGAAAATCAGGAAGCAGGAGTAGGAGAAAGCCTTGCGCTCAAGGAAAAGTAAGGAGTAGGTCGACTGGAAGGTGCCGTAATCTTCTCGGTACCAGGTCTAGGTCTAGAAGACGCCCTGGACGCCCTAAGGGATCCAAAAACAAAGCAACATCTCCTAAGAAACCTATGAGGAGTAGGAGAAAGCCTTGCGCTCAAGGATCTATTCGTAGTAGGACAACTGGAAGGTGCCGTAAGGTTCTCGGTACCAGGTCTAGATCTAGAAGACGCCCTGGACGCCCTAAGGGATCCAAAAACAAACCGAGATCCCGCTCTCGCGCAGCCACTATGAGCTCGTACTACTAGATCAATTACAGGACCTTGACATCCTAAGGGATTCAAAAACAAAAAGTTTATTTTATATAGATATTTCATATCTATATAAAATATATCAAGATTTGATTTTTCTAGGAGTTTTAGATAATAGTATAGGATCTGATCTTGACTGTTTTGTATATACATAGCTATAATCATTATCCCATTTATGTATAGTTTGAGAACCTTTTTTATATTCTGTGAATATACTTTCGCTACCTTTGTTATTTTTCTTACCGAAAAAATAAATTCCTTTAAAAATAATTCCTTGATTATAAGGAATAAATTGCAATTTTTCTTCTATCCATGAAGGTACTTTATCGACAGTTTTGAAATAAAATCTATTAGCTGATTCGTAAGCCCTTTTGTTTGTATTATAGTCATTTTTTCTGTGTCTATCATGGTAATCTTTTGATAGTTTTGCATCTTCTTCTTTTTCTTTCTTTTTTTGAAGTTTAATTGATATGGTTTCATTATGTTTATTAGTTGCTTTTTGTGTATTTTGTTTTAAAATATTTTTAAGTTCTTCATCCAATTCACCTGTTTCTATCTTTTCTAATCTTGTATTAAGGTCTATAATCTCATTTTCTCTTTTTTCTATTAGACTATTCAACTTTGTTAATTGTGTTTTAGTATAATTATCACTTTTCATAGATCTAAATCTCAATATATTTTTACTATCAGTTTCATTATACCTAGTCAATTCAGCAATATTTAAATATATTTCGTTTTTATGAACTAGTCTTAACTGTTCTATTGTCATACTTTTGTTTTAAATTGATATATTTTAAATATATCAATTTTATTAAATTACATTACCTTATAAACAATATTGCATATAATAAGACAAATAAAATTGTAAATGATATAAACGACAACGAAAATATACTACCTTTTCCTTCTTCAGTTATAGGGTTGAATAAATGTATATTGGAGAAATAAACTGTTATACCACACAATAAAATTGTACAAAACACCTGTATAAATGTTTTTATGTTATCATTCGATATTTTTGAACGATCAAATGTAATAAGACCTGAGATCATCAATGCGAATCCTGCATAGAAAACCAAGGAATAATCAAACCTTGTAAAATGAAAAAGACAAATAAAAGAAGAGATTGCAAAAGACATAACAAAAGACAAAAATATGTCTTTGTAAACATTATTTAAAATAAAAACTAACAAAGGTAATATTAATATTGCATTAATCGTACCTTGTAAACTAACCTTATAACTTTGATTATAATAGACTGTTGATATCATTTATTTATATTTTTTATTGTTTATTTTTATAAAATCTTTATCTGAATGAATTGGCTTACGTGGAACTAATTTCTTAGTAAATGTAACCTTGATGTCTTTTGTTTTTATGACATTGTCCATGATAGATGCTTTATATAATATATAAAATTGTAATTAAAAGTACAATTTTATATATTATATAAAATGCAAGATATAAATACATTTGATAATATAAAAGTTTCTACAAAAACTTTCACTATTTCTACTAATGTTATAGTAGATTGTGATAGATTATTTGAACAATTGGAAATATACCCGTATACAATTCAACCAAAAAGAAGAGGAAGAAAGAAAAAAAATTCTGTACCTGTTGAAGAAACTAAGATACCATATGGTTCTATTTTAACTGTGAAATATGAAGATAAATTAAAAGGTGTTGATTTTAAACCCAATAAAAATAACAATAGTTGGTTTAGAAATTCCGTATCAATTGTTTTGAACTTAGATAAAAGAATTAACTTCAAAGTTTGTAAAAATGGTACTTTACAGATGACAGGTATTAAACAAGACTATCAAGTAGTTGATTGTATCAAGTATTTTTGGAATATTATAAAAAATAAAGAAAATATTTTTACTTTTAAGAATGATTATACTTTTTTTAGTTGTATGATTATACCTTCTATGAGAAATATAGATTTTGATTTAGGGTTTAAAGTTGACAGATCTAAACTATCAGAATATTTGAGTTCTAACCCCACTCTTCGTTGTTTAATGGAGACATCTTTTGGTTATACAGGTGTTAATATAAAAATACCTATGACAATGGACAAAAATAATATAGATATTAAGGTGTTAACCTATAAAGATGAAATTTGGACTATTAGAGACGATAAATATTCTACATTTTTAAATACACTAGATATAAAAGATAGAAACAAAAAGATCAATGATACAAAATATAATACATTCCTAGTATTTCACAGTGGTAAAGTTATATTTTCAGGAATGACTTATACTACTATGGAAAATACATATTATGATTTTATAAAAACGATTGAAGAATGTAAAAATGAAATAATGGAAATTCTTGTTGTATAAAAATATTATTAGGACGAAAGGTATTACGGGTAGTATTGTATCTACTGGTAAGGATATTGATAAACTTTATTAATATAATCACAATTATTTTATTATATAGTGTTTATAAGTTTACATACTATATAATAAATAAATGAAAAAAAGAAGCTTGTCAGAGAGTGTAAAAAAGCAAATAGCTTTTGCACAGCAATATAAATGTAAAAAATGCGATGTTTTACTTCCGTCATCTTATCAAATAGATCACGTGATTCCACATTCGGTTTCTAATGATGATTCAGAGCAAAATTTAATGGCTTTATGTCCTAACTGTCATGCTTCCAAATCACAAACAGAAAGATCAAGAATTATATATTACAAAAAAATAAAAGCTGAAACAAAAAGTGATATATGCTACTTTTGTCTTCAGGTTAAAGATAACTTTCATAATTGTTCAAAGGAATATCTTAAAATACCTAAACAAAATAAAACTTTTAACGAAGTAACAGAAGGGTTATATAGATACGCTAATATCCCAATTGAAACTGTATACGATAAATTATCAAAATTAAGTCTAACTAAACAAGATAATATATTACGAATAAATATAACAAAAGATTTTGTTTATATAAACAATTTTTTTACACACCATGATAGAGATAATCTAACTCCTCATGAATTGGGTAAATTAGTAAAGGAGGTTCTTAAAGAAGATAAATATAAATATAGTTCTGTCGAAATAGACATAGATATAGAAAATAACGGAGGTGAAGGAGCTGAAAAAGCAATATCATATTTTTCGAGTTTATTACCTGATGAAATGCCTAGAGATATATTTAATAATTCCAATCCATCTTACATATACTATTACGAGTAAATAATTTGCAATAATATAAAAATGGTTTATTCAGAATATTTATAAGTTTAGTCCAACAAATGAAGTATGATATAATTTTAAAGAGAATTATATTCTCTATTACATTAAATGATAGTTACGCTATATCTAAAGACGTTATTATTAAAAGACAAATACAAGTTCTTAAACATAAAGAGTTAATAAAGAAAACAAATTGTTATAATATAAAAAAAGTAGCTTAAGTTGAAAAATTGAAATTATAATAAAAAATATATATAATAATTACAAGATGTTTGTAATTATTAATAAATCGCTTTATTATAATATTAGTAATCTACTGTTTGGTCATATGTTCTTTGGATGTAAATACTTTACCTCAAGTCACCTTCAATATACTGGGTTCAACAAGTATAAATGGAAAGCACATCGTAATTTCAATCCGTCTTTGAATAATGATATAGAACGAGCATACAATATTCTTAAAATAAAAAAAAATGTACCTTGTTTATTGGTGCTAGGAATCACTGAACATGCTTCTCAAAGAATGTTACAAAGAAAGGTCACCACTGAAATGGTAGCGCATACATTAAAATACGGAATACTTGATATAGAAGGTCCTCAGAAAACCTGGGATATGGAGGGTAGAAAAACATTTACATGGAAAAATATGGTAGTAGTTACTAATTATGATCAAAATAGAATAGTAACTGTATATTGGAAAATAAAAGAATGGGAAAAACTAAAACATAAAGAAGAAAAAAAATTAGTTCAAAAAAAAGCAAGAAGACAATGGTGTAAATTATACAGTAAATTTTATAATAATAAAAAATAATTATTTAGATACCCTCTTGTGGGTTTACTTGATTAGGGTAGAAATGAATCATACGACCATCAGTAGTGACTCTAGAATCTCTTATTAATCTTTGAATAACAGTTAAACCTCTATAATTATTGTTTGTATTACTTGGTTCTGTATATATAATCCTAGTACGACGTAAATTATTAATACGTAATGGATAATATTGTATTCTATTATGTTGTTCACTCATTTTAATTTAAAACAATATTCATGTTTTAAATTATATCAATATTTTCATTTTTATTCAAAATTTAAAAGAAGAAAGAGGACTTGTTAATGATGATGCCCCTCTTGTTGGCGTAGATTCGGTTTTTACCCTCCTATATATAGGAGAGACAATACCTTGATATCCACCAAATAACACAGCTAAGATAGAAACTACAAGAATTGCAATACTGAAATCTTTACAAATCTTTACAGATTGATTATCTTTGTCAGTTGCGTAAGTATTTATAATTGATATCAAGTTACTAGACCAATAAACACCAAGTCCACCAAATAACGTTATCAATAACATATACAATGTGTAATACGAAGTAAGATCTATCACACTTGTTTTCTTAGAATCGCAAGTGTTGCATATAAAAGTTTCTGTGAAACTAACTGATAACAACAATACTCCTAATATTAATAAACTAGTAGTATATTTGTTAAAATTATTCTGTATTTTTAAATCAGACCCTAGTATGGGACTACCATTTTGTATAGAATCTTCATTCATTCGTTTCATAACTATAGCAAGTAAAGAAATAATAAATCCAATTATCATAAATGAGGATTGCGCAATTACATGTACTAATCTTTTTTCTTCTTCAGTCATTGTAGTTTTATTATATACATTATAAAAATGATTTTTATAAAAAAAAAATTAACAATAAATTAAATATGAAAGTATACACTAAAACTGGAGATAAGGGATCAACATCTTTATATGACGGAAGTAGAGCTAAAAAATCGGAGTTTATATTTGAAGTACTTGGTGAAAATGACGAATTGTCTAGTAGATTAGGGATGAGTATTTCACAAATATCGTCCTCCATGAGCGAAAAAACAACCAAACAACAACAAGAATCAAAAAAATATTGTGATCAAATGAGAACTATTCAATCAAATATTCAAACTATTAATACAATTTTAGCAACACCTTCTGTTATAAAGAGAAGTTTAACTCAAGTAAATAATAATGACATAATATCATTAGAAAAAGATATTGATGATATTGAAGTAAATAATAGTAAATTAACCAAATTTATATTACCTGGTGTCACACCAAGTGATGCTTGTATACATATGTGTAGAACGCAATGTCGTAAAATTGAAAGATTACTGTATAAAATTCAAGCCACAGGGATATCAGAAACAACCAAGCATCCAGAAGGAATAGATATCCTTATAAATGAAAATATATTCAAATATATGAATAGACTAAGTGATTATTTTTTCGTATTAGCGAGAAGAGTTTGTACATTAAATGGCGAAGAAGATTGGTTCGTTTGAAATGGTTAGTTTTTCGTATTGACGATGAAGATTTTGTATATTAAAAGATAAAGAACATTAGTTAGTTTAAATTAGTTTTTTAATTAAAAACTAATTTATTAATATGATATCTTAAGATTTATTTCTTTATCACCTCTTTCCATTAGCTTATGTACTAACATAAAAACATGTTTACAATCTATATTCCAATTATTGGAATCACCATTTTTTATTATATTTTCAACGTCATTTTCACTACATGATACACACTTATCTTTTATATTAAGTTTAATAGGTTCTTTAAAATCTTCTATAAGTTCTTCTTTAGGAACTGTTGTTACACGCGTGTAGTATTCATCCATATTTTCCTTTGGATGAATAAAATAACATACTTTATTAGAATTATTATAGTCACACATAAAAATACAATCATCACCATATGCACATTCTGTCACTATCAATTCTTCTCTCGAATGAGCATAATGACATTCACTACCGTATGGACAACCCAATGGGTTAAATAAATTATTACACATTCTAGTCTTTTTATTTTTAAATTTACCAAACAACTGGGTTTTTTCCTCATTACTAACATTCATAATTTATTATTTTTACTTATTTAGTTAATATAATTCATTTTTATTTTTTATTTTGTTTACAGTAAATAAAAATGTTATCAACAATAAATATAGTTATAATTTCTTTATGTGTTTTAATATCTTTAGGATTTATACTAATAGGTATATTTGTTCCGGTAAAAAAATGTAAAAAAGGAACATATTCATCTAATTCTTTACGTAGTTTATTTATTCCGTGTAAAGATTGCGAACCTGGAAGCTATTCAGATGAAGATGGATCAACTGAATGCAAAAAATGTGGAAAAGGTACATTTTCGGACAGCGGTTTTGCCAAATGTATAGATTGTGGACTAGGAACATATCAAGATGAAGAGGGAACAGATACATGTAAAATATGTGGTATTGGAAAAACTACAGATAATACAGCATCAATTTCACAAGATGATTGTAAAGAATGTGAACCCGGTACTTTTAATAACATAGGATCTGGGGATTGTATAAAATGTCCACCTGGATTTTTTGAACCAAATATAGGTTCTTCTGGAGAATATAATAAGGATTTTGAACAATTAGTATGTTCAAATATGTGTCCGGAAAACACATATTTAGATAAAGCAGGCGGTAAATCACAAGATGAATGTATACAATGTAAAGAAGGTACATTTTCTGGAAAAGGTGCTCATAAATGTAGATCTTGTCCTTTTGGACAATACAAAGATGAAAATGGAACGTGTACAGATAATCCAGTTGGTACATACAGTAAGGATCCGTCTAACGATACTTTTCATCCTTGCGAAATTGGTACATATCAAGATCAAATAGGACAATCTAATTGTATATCTTGTCCTTTAGGTACATACCAAGATGAAAAAGGACAAACTACATGTAAAAATTGTAGTTTAGGTACATATCAAGATAAAACAGGACAAACTACATGTAATACTTGTCCACCTGGTAAATCTAATTCAAACACCGGTAGTAAAACAAAGACTGATTGTTCGCCTTGTCCAACCGGTACATTTCAAACATTTATTAAGAATGGTTTAGAAAAAAATCAAGTATGTAAAGTATGTTCAGAGCAATCATACAACCCAGGATCTTCGGCAACAAGTTGTTTCGCATGTCCAACGAGTACTGATAAAAAAATAATTGTAAATTCAAACAACTTACAAATATATGATGATAACGATTTGTTAATAACGGATACAAATCAATTGGTACCAACTTCATGTCAGGTTAGAAATTGGTTGTCAGATATAGATTGTGAGGTTGACGATAAATGTAGACTATATTCAGATTCAGAATCTAGTACATGTAATATGGATGAAAATAAATGTCAATTCAGTTGGTTACCTGAACCCAAACCATGTATAAACTCTTGGGAATGTGCTGGTGGAGATTGTATTAACAGGTTTTGTAGAAGCAGAGGTAATTGTGTATCTGACGAACAATGTAACAGTGAATTAGGTATTAGATGTGTGAATAAAATGTCGGTACCTTGTAAGGCAACTGACAAAGGCTTACCATTTGGAGCTGGCGGTGTATGTATGTGCGGATATTCTAAAGATGAACTACCTGCTGAAGGTGGAAAACTAAGTTGTTGGGGCGCTGAAAATAAATTATGTAATAACGGTTCTGTAATTCCGGATATAGAAGGAGGTTCCACTAAATATCTATCTACAAATATTGATTCTTTTTGGAAAAATCAGTTATTAAGTAAATCTAAAGATGGAATAACAGAAGAAGTTACTTCTAGTAACAAATATTTAGTTATTTATGTAAGTATTTCTGTGCTTATTTTAACAATAATTAGTATATACGTAGGAAAATACCTAAGAAAATAATTAATATTTTTTATAAAAATATAAAAAATATTGAACCTTGTACTATTCTTTTGATTTTTTTGGCCACCACGAATTTGGGTAAAATAACTTATACGCGTATATAATCATTACTATAACAATTATTATAAAAAAAATAAATAACACTTTTTGCCATAATTCTGAAAGACCTAAAGAGTCCCATAAACCACTAAGCGCGCCTTCTGTTGAATCTACGACATCTTCAAATACTTGTCCGGTTTTATGAAAAAAAACATCTTCATAATTACACTTTACATTAAATATACATTTTTTAGATGAAGAACTGTTAAATTTATCTACATCATTTTTAAAATTACCTTCTTCGTCGTCAACTTTTTTAAGTTCAACTTTCTGTAGAACAGCAACGTCACATGGGGGCCCAGTTTCACATGTAGTAAAACCCAAAACTGTACCACTATCTTTTTCATTTTTCCATGATTTTTTGGCTAGCTGGTATGCACCGTCTATTTCAGGTGTACTTATATCACAGCTAATAATAGTAACTTGGTCTGTGTCTTGGAAATCTATATATTCACTACAATCTCCTTCGCTCTTCTGAAAACATGGTGTATCTAAATGAACTGTTAACGAGTTTTGATCGGAATTATAGTCTAAACTGTTTATTACACTTTCAAAACCATCTTTACATTTCCATTCAGAGTACGCTTGATATGCCAAATATGTTACACCGATAACTCCGCCTGCTGCTGTTATACCTTTTAACAATTTATTAGCCTTAGAAGCTTTAGCACCACCTTTGGCTGCTAATTCTGCTGATTCTTCAGACATTTCTTTTATAATTCTATCAGTATTTGATTTTATATAAGCTAAACCACTGTTGTGTAGAGCTTTCTTTTGAATTTTAATTGTCCTTTCGGTAGTCAATTTTAACTTGTCTGCTGTAGACAAAGATACATTTTTTAATTGTTTAGCAATATTATCAATTTCACCATCTAGACTTTTTATCATTTTTTCAGTAACTTCTGATGCTACATCTAATCCTTTTTTAATTGCTTTTTTCCCAATCTTTGCTGACATTTTTATTATAACGCAATATTTTTAATCTTTGTGTGAATATGGAATTTTTCTCTTTTTTCCGTAAAAACTTGATAGCGGAACTCTTCCTACACCTCTTCCTTGAGTTTTTCTACCACACATCCCTAATGACATATCAAATGTAGTATCATTTTCACAATCAGCCCAACACTGGAGTCCTGTTATATCAGCAGAATACCCGTCCTTACAAGGATATGTACAAACACCTGTCCAATTTAATTTACCTTTTTGTCCGTCTTTTTCCGGACATGACAATTTAGCACCTTTTACTTCAGGACCATACCAATGCCATTTCCAACATGTTGATATAGCTCCCGCAGGTACTTTTCCAAATCCTTTTGGACAGGTAGCATTCGGAAGAGCTGTTCTACCGTAAGATTTTTTTGTACAAACAGGACCTGCTTCTGTTGTATTTTTTGGGCATACCCCCCAACATACAGGACCTGCGCCTCTATAACCTGACTTACATTTGGGGTAACATAATAAACCATCCATATCTTCATCAGACTCACAACCTGTTTTTATACAAGTCCATCCTAAATCTGTCCATCCAGGTTTACAGTCTTCGTATTGATCAAAAGACAAAGTTTGAATTGCACCTCTAGTAAGAGTCGTACCAAATACCATTTCTAATATATTTTGTCCACTTGAAGTATAACAGTCACCGTCTTTCATCTGCATACCTTTTTCTAAGCAATAGTCTTTTGGAATATTACAAATTTTTTCTTTTTCGTCATAATCCATACCACCTGATAATTGTAAGCCTTTATCTCCATCTTCACATAACATTCTCATATTTGGTAAAGCCATTTCACATAGTCCTTTTTCATCATTCCATTCTCTATAAGTCAACGTATCAGCGTTTTCTATTTTTGGAAAACCGTCTTCTTTTATCTCCACATTATCCATATATTTAATCGCATCCCAACCAAATATTTGCTCTTTTGTACCATCTTTATGTTCAATATCTATTTTTAATTTTTGCAATGATTCATCACATGTTTTTTTGTCAGGCCATGTACATACACCAGCTGGTTCGTTTTTATTTTTAATATATTTCGCTTTATAATCAATTTCGCATGTTCTTTTTAATGCCAAATCTGTAATTAGATCAATAGGTAAATATTTATCTATAAATTTATCTAATGAGGTATCGTCATCGAGTTTTAGTTTACCGCTTCTAATTTGGTAGTTCAATTGTGTGTAATATTCGTCTATCTCAGGTATCGTTCTGTCATTCATTGCTTTTGTGTAATTTTCGGATACTTTGATTGACCATTCATCCAAATCTTTGCTTGTATCTTCAGGAATATATATGTTATCAGCTGGTCCATACACAGGTAATGATTTTATACCACCATCTTTTAATCCTTCATAAAAAGATTTATCGATTTGATCTTTGAGTTCTTTGTATAAATCTTTTGAGTTAACTTGGCTGTATCCAGCTGGGTCTATTATGTCCAATATTAAATTAGCAATGTCAAAAACAAACAATGCTGCGCCTAAGGGAGAAGGCCACCACCCTTTAGAGGCAACCTTAGACACTGCCAATTCTGCCCCAGATTTTATAGCTTCTTCTGTTGCTTCTGTCGCTGCTTTTATACTAATTCGTTGAATTGCCTTGGCTCCAGCTTCTGTAACTTTAATTCCATATCTAGCCAATGCTTTAGCTCCAAATGTTTGAAGAAATTTCAACATTACACTAGTTGATACTTTGGAAAAGAAAAATGCTGTTCTAACAGCTCCTCTTGTTACCACCTGATCCCAACCTCTCACCATAATTTTTATCATGAGATCTCTAACTTGTTCTAGAGCTAATGATCCCCAGAATATAGGATCTTTTAACATATCACTTATTACTGGTCCAAATCTTTCCCAAGCAAATTGAGCGTTACTCTTCTCACCGTTCTTATCTGGAAATTTTGTATTATCAATTGGACCACCCTCACTAGTATCTTCTGCTTCTTTTTTTGTAATACATATACCTTGTAAATTAACCACATATCCTTCAGGACAAGATATAGCAGATACTCCTCTACTACGACGGTTTTTAGTTATATTATAACGAATTGCTATAACAGTAATAGATGCTAATAGCATAATGATACCTGTTAATAAATATAGCACAAAGTTAAAATTCATCTTTTATTTTATATAATATTAAAAATAATTTAACATAAAATGTTAAGTTATTACATATAGCCATAATATTAAAAATAATTTAACATAAAATGTTAAGTTATTACATATAGCCATAATATTACTGACATTCTATATAAAAATTATATTACAAATTAATCATCATATGTATAAGCATGATATTCACCTACTATTTCTTCATCATCGAAAAATTCGATTTCAGCATTGTTTATGTCAATCACTCTACCTATTTTGTTATTATCTCTGTCATATAAAAGCATAGTTTTGGGTGACCACATGAATTCCTCATCCCATTCCTCAAGTTTTAAATCATCTTTATTAGATAATACTTTTTCTTGGTTAGACATATTATTTCTATAAGATGAAAACTATACATATTTTCATTTTTAATAAAGTTTATTTTTATTTATAAATAAATAAAAATGCCTTCACTGACAAAATCTCAAAAAGTAATTTTAGCTGTCTTATTTACAATAGTATTAACCGGTATAGCAACAGTTGTTTTTTTTTTATTTTTTAATAAAAAATCTGGTGATTCTTCTACCCCTGATGACCCCTCCACCCCTGAGGATGACACTACCCCTGAGGATGATACTACCCCTGAGGATGACACTACCTCTGAGGATGATACTACCCCTGAGGATGACACTACCCCTGATGATGATACTACCCCTGATGATGACACTACCCCTGATGATCCTGTATCAAGAAGTTGTGATAAAACATTCACTCCTAAACAACTACAGCTAGGAGGTGCACAATTTGACATTACTGACCCAATTGCCACTAACCAAAATACTGCTAATACTACAAAGGCAGCTTCTTTTTGTGATGTTTCCAAATCATCTCGTATAGCGAAATATTGCACTCGAAATTCTGGTAATCCAAGTAGCTGTGATGATTTTTTTGATACCAACGTAAAGACATCAATAGAAACTGATACTAATGCAGAAAATACAATTAGGTTATGTAACGATATATGTCTAAAAGACCCA